CATTATAGTTTCCTTGAACGTTAAAAGCTGTCCTAATAGCCCTACTATTGTAAGAATTTGATTTTGGTTGAGATGTAAATGTCCCTGCTATATAATTTCCAGCATCTGCATTTACAGTATTAGTAGCTTGTCTTGATGTCCATAAATTTTCATTTATAAACAAATCACCGCCAATTCCTGTTAATCCACTGTTAATGATAGCAATATCTCCAGATAGGGGATATTCTAATGCCGTTGGTAGATACCAATCAGTAAACCCTCCAGATGATAAATTATTAGCCAATAAAGCTGAACTAGTAGTGTGTCCAGATTGTGAAATTATTCTATTGGTTTGTAAAGCCCCACTATAATCTTGAAATCCTATATCAAAAGTTATATTACTCCAGACATTAGAAGTTAATTTATTCGGTGCTACAATAAGATATTTATAAAGTACAGCTGGTATGTGATTATAATTTCTAAACTCCTTTAATGAAGTTGTTGGTGCAGTATAATAAGTCGCATCATAACTTGTAGCTATCGCATTTTGGATTGCCACATTTAATGATGTTATATTAAGTAACACATCAGCTGCTTCCATATTATTTTTCACATCTCTGAGAGTTGCTCCTATTATTGGTACTGCCGCCATATTTATTATTTATTATTTATTAATTCTTGAACTAACTTTTTCAAGTCGTTTAAATCTTCCTTTATTTGTTTATTTTCTTTCTTCAATAAATGAATTTCAGCTGAATGTAAGTCAATATAACTTACCTGCTTTATTCCATTTGCTTCAGATACAAATTCTGGATTTGTTTTTTCTAACTCTTGAGCTATAACTCCATATCTAATTATCCCCTTAACTTTCTTAAATTCGAATTGTTGATAATTGGATTTAATTTCCTTATATCTAATATCTTCAATTTTCGTTTTAAGTTTTTTATCAGATCCTAAAATGAAATCATTTGCTGTTATTGTATAAACAGTTCCTGCATTCCATGAAGATACCAAAGTAGTTAATTGGATATTGTTTACCAGTGAAGATATTCCATTTCCCCCAATTACATTAAGTGTCGGATTTATGGTACTAGTTCCAGATTGAGTCATCCCATTTCCAGCTGTTACATTTGTAACTGTACCGCTGCTTCCACCCCCTACTATATCACTTAAAAAAGCTAATGTGCCCGAGCTATTTTGTAATGTATATGTGTTTTCTTGTGTGGCTGTTGGAAATTGTAATATACTTTTGAATGCGCTTTGTACATAAGAACCTAATTGACCAGTGACAGCTTCTAAATACATGAAACCATTTACTCCAGCCGTATTATTTATTACATTAAGGATTCCATTTGGGTATAAATTAGTACTACTTACTCCGTCACTTGATGTTATTACATTTGTAGTAGTGTTACCTACATCTGTAACGCTCTGTAAGTCTTGAGAGCCACCACCTAAACTAGATAATAACACAGTACCACCACCGCCTAATAATGCAAATGTATCGTCTGATGTTGTATTTATAAATGAGTTTGCGTTTATATCATTTGTAGTTATATCACCAGCATCTGTAACCTCTTGCAGTGTTGGTGTTATTGCAGTATCTAGTGTAGCTAATAATTCAGACGTACCTACTAATTCAGCAAACATACTGAGTGTGCTAACTTGATTTATACGTGCTAACATTGTAGATGTACCGCTTAAATTAGCTAATAATGTACCTATCGTTTTAGCTGTTAAAGCACCACCTATGTAGTTTAATAAATTTAATTTTACATCGCCACTAGTTAAATTAATATCTAGTGAATTTATAATATAGTTTTTACCTCTAATTTCAATTAAATCATTTAACTTTAATTTGTTTAATATTTTTAAAGGTAGGTTTGCTTTATAAACATATTCACGTCTTTTGCTATCGTATAAATCTGTTATGTAATCACGCCAAAACGTATTAAATAAACTAGCTGACTGTGTTGTTAAATTCCAGCTGCTAATCTCGCTACCAAAATTTAAAGACATATCACTTTCGCCATCTATAACAGAACTTTCAGCACCTACATTTAAATAACTTGTAATTTTAGTTGATACATTACTTTCATTTACTAATCCAAAATATTGTGTAGTGTCAACACTACCTCTATTAAAGAATAATATAGGAGGTAATACTACTGGTTTTAAATCTTTATCAAATGCATTACCTACTTGTATATTAGTTTCAGCTCCAGTTGTAGTGTCTGTTAATTTTTCCATTAACATATTCTCAAACGGTATTTCAATATCTAACGAACCACCGTCAACATTAAATTCAGCTTCTAAATCACCATACCCAACTTTATTAGTGTCAAAGAAATTATAACCAACAATAGCCTCAGCCTCTTCATATTTAAAATTAATATTTTTATATAACTTAGGCTTGTTTACATCGTAACTTTCAACATCTATATATTCTGTTAAATTTTGATTTCCACCATCTAAATACCAACTATCTAAAGTGTCAATGTTAAAACTTGTATATGATAAAGGCTCAATAACTAAATTAAACATTTTAACCAGCCCTTTAAAAAAGTCCACTACTTTTATATTAGGCAGGTTGTTGGTTATTTGTAAATCATCGCTAATAGTTTGTGACGAACCTAAAGTTAAAAAAGTTTCATCAGCACTAGACCAGTGTTTTAATTGTCTCCATTGTGAAGTATATTTAAACTCCTCTGCGCTTTCTATTTCAACTCTTAAATTATATATATCTTCTCCATTAACTCTATTCCTAATTTCAAAACCAAAAAAATTAGAGGCATAACCAGTTCCATCAACAGTAGATTCATATATAACTTCTTCTTCATCATACACTCTAATAGTGTAACCAGCATTGAAATAACCAGCGTCTGGAATTATCCAAATAGAATGACCCCAATAAATACGGTCATTACTAGCTGATGTATTATAAGTCCTAAACACACCTATATCTGTTGTGTGATTTACATTTTCACTATCTCCACCGTCCCAATCTATACCTAAACTATTAGCTCCAATAGAACCCGCAACCGTACCGTTAAGCCACATAAATAATTCATCAATAGAATTTGTTGTATTCTTAAAAAAGTTATTAGTAAAAGTAACGCCATATCTACTTTCGATAGCTTCAATAATTCTATTAATTTTAATAGCTGGTTTTAATTCATTGTAAGCAATACCTACACCAGTGCTATATTTTATTTCATTATCTACAATGTTCGTGTTATAATCCCAATTACGCTCCGAACTAATCAAAGGATATATTATATTACCGCTTAATATTCCACTTTGCAAACCTAACTTAACATTTTCACTTGTATAATCGTGGTTGTAAGCTGATAAATCTAATTCGCTTAATAAATCATCTGCAAATAAATCTGTTAAATTAATTAATTCACCGTAAAAAGTAATCTTATAATTTTCAACAATACCATCCTTTAACTTAACACTTTCTAATTGTATTTTTCCTAGTTTATATCTAACACCGTTTAGTTTTAGTTCAGCCTCTTGCCTAACACTAGCGTTAAAACCCCCTGTAATATCTGAATTATACCAGTGCTTAAATATCTTATTATTTTTTTTAGATGGTGGCGCTGTAAATGATTTCGTAAAGTCTGAGAATACCTTACTAATGTCTTTAATGTTTTGAACACTAGAGTTTAAAGATACAGTTTCATCTTTAAATAAATCTAACCTTTCATTTTGTATGTAAACTTCTAAACTGTACATATTATCTTACATTGTTTATTGAGTTAAAAGCAAAGTCTGCATCAATAGTGTAATTAATTAATTTATCATTTAACCTAGTTTGATATTTTAAAGTTGACGTTTTTAAATTGATAGGTAGTACATTTGAGTTGTAAGTAATCCAAACCTTTTCACTTAATAACAATTGCTCGAATACCTCATTAAATGTTTCGTCTACAAATCCGCTATTTAAAGTAATACTTTTACTTCCTGTTTTATTTAGATTTGTTTGTTGGTGTTTAGATATATTATAACTTCCTGATGTTACATTATTACGTTTAAAACTTTCACCAGTAACCGATAAATTAATATCGGAACGCTTAAAGAAATACAAGTCTTGAAACACTCCGAACTTATTTACAAATGTAACTTTGTAAGGCGTGTATTTACATTCATTTATATTTTCAACTGCTATAGTTGTGGTTGTTAATCCATCATAAACATCTACAGATGTAACGTCTGCTTCATTTGCGTAAACTACTTGACCTGTATTAGATGATGTTGGTATTATAGTTGTTGTAGATACTAGAGCTGCGTCTTTATAAAACTTAACGTCAACCACTAAGCCTTGGTCTACGGGTACTGTTACAACCCCTCCATCAATTACATACATAATTGTATTTGATTGTAGTAAATCAGTGCTATCATTTTGAGGATTCGCTCCGTCTTCGTGGTTTCCATACCCATCAAACCCTTCTAATTGCACAAAAGAACTTGCAGATTGTTCAACATCTAATATACTTTCTGTAATTTGATAGTCAACCCATACATTAAAACAGTTATAAGAACCGTTAAACTCATTTAAAATATAGTCTTTTACTAACTCGCTAATCTCAAATGTAACTTCTTCATCTATTGCTACAGTATCAATTGTATATGTTACAACTGGTCTATTTGTTGTTTGCGTACCTGTATAAACATATAGTTCTAGTTTAGCATTTGTTAAATTAGTGGATGCTACATTTATATAGTATGGACTTCTAGCATTTATTTTTGACATATTACTCTGTTATTATATTATTTAAATCCAATCCAAAAGCATCAACTACTTCACTAGGTAAATCTTTAAAAGCCGCTTCAAAAGGTTTCGTAAAAAAGTGAGTTGGCTTAATACCTTTTTTCTTTTTAGCTATTGCTATTGCAACTCCTATACTTTTATAATTACCCTTAGCAAATTGACCTCCTAAACTTCTAAAACGTATGCCTCTAAACTTTGCCCAACGTGCAAACGTTCCTGTAGCTAATTCAAACCCTAATAAATTACTATTCGATTTATAAGAGTAAGGTGTGTTGTATTTCCTTTCAGTACCGCTAACCCCTTTGTCTTGAAAGTCTGCGTAATCTTCCATATAAAATGACAAACTAAAACTATTGGCAGATACATTCAATTGATAGTCTAAGCTGTTATATAAATCCTTTGTAACGTTCTTTTTTTGTCGTGTAAGGTTTGCTCTTGACCTACTTATAACACGCTTACTAAACGTTTCTAAACTTTGTTTTACATTACTTAACATATCGTACCATCGTTTGCTATGTCAACATCAAATGTAACAGTCCACCCAGCTAATAACATTTCTAACTTACCAGTGAATGGCTGCATTGATGGTGTACCGTTTAACTGATATAATTCATCTCTTAAATCGCCTCTATCTAAACGTTGCATTAATCTATTAATAACTGATAGCTGTGTGTTTAAAACGTCTTGCTCATTGTCATTACCTAAAAATTTATCAGTAGTATCTTCTTTAGATATATCTACAATATCAGCACACGATAACTCAATACTAAAAGTCCATACGTTAGAATTAAACACAGCATTTGTTATTACAAAGTTAGCTAATGGAAATATAGACTGTTTATTTAAGTCTACTTTTGAGCTGTTACCAAATATAATAGTCTTACAAAAAGCATCTTCAAGTAAACTATCTTTTATTTTAGTTGTTAAATTGTAAAAACCACGCATATTTTATTTTTTAAATCCTTTTTTAATTTGTCTATTTTCATAGTTTGCTTTATCAATTGTATAAGATAAATACATTAAACATCCGTGTAAAGGGTACTCGCTAACTGGTGTTTCTGAATTGATTGGCTTGTCTTTAGTCCCCTCGATAATTCTGCTAACGTTGCTTTCAGCGAGTGTACATAACTCTTGATAGCTTCCCCATTTTGTTCCGAAATGTTTCCGCTCTTCGTTTGTTTCTCCATCTCCTTCTCCAAATAACTCGGGATACAATTCAGCAATTCGTTTGTTAAATGATAAAAAAAAACCATTGAACCTAATACAACCGATAAAGGCATTTGTTTCATTAACTCGCTATACTCTTGCGTACCATTATAATCTTCTATAATATACTTATGTCCTTGCTTTTGTTTAATAGGTCGATACAATACAGCCATTGCCATATTCATTTTCTGCCAATCGTTTACATACGTTGTAACGTCTTTATTTTCTCCATATGTAATAGCGTCAAGGTTTGGTATAAAACCGAATGTAACACCGTTTAAATCAAATTTAAGTTGGTGTTGTTGTTCTACTTCAAACAAACTATTGATATGGATTACAAGCCTATCAATTTCACTTGCTTTAATATTGTTAATTGCTTTAATATCTAAGTCTAAAAAACAACTTAATAAGTCATCGTTTGTAGGTTCTTCAATTAGTAAGAACTTTTGATATTGTTGTAGTGTAATATCGTTTAGAGATTCTGGTATGTTAATTTCTACATTCATTATTTAATAAACAAGTTTAGTTTAGTTTTGTATAAAGTTATTAATACACATAATAGTTTCCTTTGTTTGGATTGTCTAAATGAAATATAACATTGTAACGGATGCCATCTATTGCGTGGTTAAAATCATCAACATACAAGTTGGACTTCTTATCTGTGTAAACATAGTTGTTCATTTCCTTAGCTATGTTATTACTATTAGGCTCTACGATAATCTCATAGTCTTGCATCCTTGAAATACCGCTTTCTATTGTACCTTTTTTAACAGCTTGAATGTTCACGCCTAAAGATTGTAAGTCGGATATTAAACGAGGCTCAGCACTGTCAGCTATTATAAGTTTGTTTTGTACCCTATCGAGTATAATAGTAGCCAGTTCATGTGATTTTATACCCGTTCGGTATAGATGTTCTTTAACGTATATTTTCTTTTTAGTTTTATCTATTGCCACCTCTGTTAATGTATCAGGGTCAACACTAAAGCCAAAGTCCATTCCGCAACTTGTTTGAAGTCCATCAGGATTAAACGCGCCGTAAGTCCATTTATCAAATACAACACCCTCAGCTTTATCTAACCAAGCTCCAAGTATAACACTATTGTATTTCTTTATATTATTCTTTTTGATACGTGCTACTTCATTTAGAAAACTTTCATCTAAGTTATCCACATTATTTAAGTAGGTTGTATGTATATAAGTTACATTATCTTTTACGCCATTAAAACCAGCGGTAACTCCAGACTGCTCAAAGAATCGTTTGTATATCCAATGTTCTTTTGTAGCTGGATTTAATATAAGTATAACTCTATTTTGTACACCTTTAGTTCTTAATGATAGGTTTATTTTGTCGAATATAGTTTC